ATTCGGAAGGCATGTAGTCATGAATTATATTCGCTATCAATCTTAATTCTTTTTTTAGAGAACTATGTAATCTTGACTGCACACCTGACATAACTTTCATGGATCGTTCCATGAGAGCCAGTGTTGTTCCTACTGGCGCTTGCGAGTTGATGTCTCCAACTTGTATATCAGCAACGGAGCCAATCCTTCTCCCCTCGTCAACGATATTTTGGAGTAATTGGTACAAGACTGAACTTGGTTCCTTGTAAGGAATGAAAGTAATAGCGTCACGAATCGCACCACCAGGCACATCAACGTCACGGAACTCGCCAGGCATGAGAGGCGAATCATCCCCTTTGATGCGTAAACCCCTAGCTTTAAGACCAGCTGGTAAATTAGATAAAGTACCAGCATCAATAAGTTGACGAAGAATACTTGTGGCACTTTTAGCCAATCCACCAATAAGGTGTATGAGACCTGTGCCATAGAAGCCAAGCCCCGGTAAATATTTGTAATGAACGAAATATTGCCTTTTCTTTTTCTTTTCGTCATCTTCATAATAATTTCTCCTTATGGATAATATTGTTCTAGATGATTTATCTATCGTAACCACATAAGGTCTTGCTATCCCGTCTTCTTCATTGAAGGGTTCTGGTAGCTCAATATCAGTGTGTATTTCTAACAAAGTATGCCTGTCATCATCTTCTAAAGTTGCTGACTCTCCATCAAGATCATCATATTTTTCTTGTATGTCAGAATACTCAGGCTCTGGCTCTGGTAATTCTGTATCACGGTAAAATCCATTGTTCTGTAGTTTAAGAACTTCGTTTTGTGTCTTCTTCATGACATGGGTATATCTTTCACATGTCATTAAATCTGATGCTCCATAAGACACCACAAAGTCCTCCGCAGGAACAAACATTGCACACGGTCTTTCTAAGAGAGGATCATAATAGACTTTTTTGAACGCTGATCCTGCGAGAGGAAGTTTGAAGAGCATTTGCTCTGTTTCATCACGATATTCAGTCATTTCTTCAGTTAAAAGATAATTCATTTCATTTTCAACACGCTTTGCCTGCTGTGTTTTATCTCTTGTTATTTTTCCTACTGTTTTTGTTCTAACTGGTCCAGAGGCTGGAAATATTTCTCCCATAGCCTGTGCCTGAAATCTTACGATAGATTCGGTCAACACTGGATGAAAAACTCCAGATGAACCTGCCCAAGGCTGTTGTCTTTCTTCTATTTTCATTCCCAAGAGATCTAATCCTTTAACATAGCTTTTTGCCCATTCATCTCTAGAATGTTGATCTGATTTAAAACTAGATAATAATTCATTTGACAATTTTTCTAGTTCATCTTCTTCAATAAACTCTGCAAGATTAGAATCAAAGCTAGATGAATCTTCTTCTTCATCTTTGCCAAAATCAATAATCATTCCTCCATCTGGTGTCTCTATAGACACAGCTTCTGGGTTTACAACCTCCACTTCAACTTTACTTTCTTCTTCCTCTACAGTTCTTGGCCCTATATCTATAGGGGCGAGTGGTTTTTCAATAGCCATTAGCTACTCCTTTTCATTTCATTCTTTCTAGTATTCTATCTACTTTTTCTTCTAATCTGTTTATTGCTACAGTTACATCATCTCTTTTTGCGTAGTCTTCTCTTGTTTTATTAAGAAGTATATCAATTCTTTTTATTTCTTTAGTTTGAGTAGACATAAACCAACCTCCGCCCATTACAATTAAGGCTATCAAAGCATCTATTATATGTGCCAAATCCACTAATAGTACTCCACAGGTCTTCTGTATTTAGGTTCATCATCCCAATCATCCATAGTAGTTCTTATCCATCCTCCCTGTCTGAATCTTAACAGAGCTTGTGTAGTTGAGTCAACAAAGTCGTCATGATCTCCTGCCGGAAATGATGCACATTCTTCTATAACTTCTTCAGCCCAGCGTGTTGGAGGATGCCAAATCACGCCACTGGCAAATAAATCAGTTACAGCATTAACTCTTGCTATCTTATCCTGTCCACGGCTTGGTGTAAACTCAGTAACTGGTATTCCCATTGCCCGTAATTCAAAAATTAATGGTGACCCTGCGGCTTTTGCCTCAATAATCATCTGATCTGGTTCAAATTCCCAGTATTTTTCGTAAGCTGCTCGTTTTAAGTCAGGAAATTCAAGTTTTTCTTTGTAAGCATCAATTAAAATAAGGTTTGGCATCTCTTTACCATCATCATCAGGGCTATGAAACACACCCCAAGTAGTGCATGCGCTGTAGTCAGCTCTTTGCGTCTTTAAAAACGCTGTATCCCACGACTGAATGATGGAATCACATGGGGGGAGGTCACTTTTTTCCCATTCTTTCCACCAGTCACGCTTTATCAACGCTCCTTCTTCAGATGTTGGGTCTTGCTGGTACTGCGCATTCCATTTAGATACAGGTAATTCTGCTTTTAAACTTTCTAGTTCCTCTTTTTTCCAAAATTGTTGCCATAAAGCTTCACCAGAAGGCATGATTGCAGGCAATTGGATAACTTCCCACTCACCTGATCCTTCTCTTTCTGTATAATTCTTAAGTATTTGCCCTGTTAAGTCTCTTTTTGACCACCTTGTCATAACCAAAATAATAGCCCCACCGGGCTGTAGTCTCTGTCTTGGTCCGGATGTATACCATTCATACACTTTGTCATACACATCTGGGTTGTAGTCACCTATTGTTGCTTCTTGTTCTGAGTGAGGGTCATCAATTACAAGAACATCAGCACCTTTACCTGTCACTGCACCCCCTACCCCTATAGCAAAATACTCTCCACCTTTGTTGGTAGACCATCTACCTGCTGCCTTTGAGTCAACAGACAAAGTTACATCTGGGAAAATCTTTTTGAAATCTTCAGACTGAATAAGATTCCTAACCTTTCTTCCAAATCCTACAGACAATTCAGCTGTATGTGCCGTTTGAATAATTTTCTTTTGGGGGTACCTACCTAAAAACCATGCTGGGAATAAATAACTTGCAAATTCTGACTTAGTATGACGGGGTGGCATATTGATTATCAATCTTTTTAAATCACCCCGGGCCACTCTCTCGAAAGCATCTGCCATTATCTCATGGTGCTTTCCATGTATAAAGGCTGCCCACTGAGATCTTACAAAAGGAAGGAACTCATCACGAGCTTGTTCCTTTTCTTTCGCTTTTTCGTATTCTTCTAAAAGCTGTAACACCTCTAGCTTTTCATTATGAGGCAAACTATCTATTTTCCCCATATTGTTTTTTATGATTTGAGCAATGTCATTCATTGTTGTTTATTACATCAGGTGGTCTTGTTTCAATTATCTTCTTTGCTATGTCTATCATCCACAAACATTCTTCTGTGTCAACAGTGGAGGCAATGTACAAAGAGTCATCTTCGTCCCACCCTAGTAAAATTGGATTACGAAGTTCTGTTTCTTCTTCTAAAACTTCTTTTCTATAATCATTTAAATAAATTATGTTTGACAAGTTTTCTCCTACTAGTATAATACTAGTACTAGTATATACTAGTAACTAGTTTAATACTACTAGTTTATAACTAATACTAATAATAAACTAGTTTAGTAGAATACTAGTATAGTAGAATACTAGTTTAAGGGAATACTAGTATTAAACTAGTACTAGTTAACGTTAACTTCTAGATTTTGAAAATTTATAATTTTTATGAGCAGAATAAACTGTATAGGGCACGGCTAGGCTACTAACTATATGGGGTGTAGTGGGTAGGTGGGGTCAAAGATAACAGAATTTTCGTGAATAGGTGTACTAGTTTTCTAGAAGTTTACCTAGTTTTTCCTTAAGTTGGGCTTCAACTTCTACTGTAGACTTATCTTTGTTAGTAACTTCTGTTACATCTGTAAAAAGTTTATAATGTTTACCAATTAATTCTGCTGATCTAACCCTTGCACTATCTGAAAAGTCCTCATTGTTCATAAACTCTGTAAGCTTCTGTAATATTAGCTCTTCTTTTTTTATGTCTGTCACTATGTTTCTTTTGTTCTTTTCCTCAGTAAGTTTTAAAATCATATGGGAAATATATGGGTTTGCTTTTAATTTGCTTGCCATATCTCTAATAGTGCTAGCCTTAGTCTTAGGAGAGACTGAGTAATTTTTTTTATAAGCTTGGCTTAGTGTCATTCCATTAGGGTTTTCTTCATCTCCATAAACTAAAGATTTTACGAAGCCCAATTGCTTGGCAGTCAATTTATTTTTATCTGGGTTTTTATTATTGCTGACTATTTTTAATTTTGGTTTGTCTTTTTTGTCTGGCATTTTTTTAATCCTCAAAGTTAACAGTTAACTGTAATCTATCATAAATTTATCAACCCATGAATTTTTTTTTATACTTCCAGAAATACCAGATATTACACTAAATTTTTAGTTCACTAATCGTGAAACTTTAATAAAGGCTGTTTTTAAGCCCATACAAGCCCAAAGAAGTATTTTATGTATGATTTACCATAAAAGTTTTTTTCACAGTTTTTGAACTCCACTAAGGGTTACAGAGTGTATTTCTAAGTATGTACTAATAAGACTAAGTAAGACTAAGTAAAATGATGTAAATAATGTGCTTGACAGGTTTAACATACGTGCTAAAAAGATGATGGTTGTTTTTTTTTAAAAATAACCACAAAGGCTAGGTTGCCAAGTGCTAGATGGGTAGAACCCTCTGAAGATAGAACCTTGAAATAGTAGGAACTAGACTAACTCTTCAGCTAACAACCTCGAAGTATTGGGTTAGTCCAAATCCTCTGATACTTTCATTTGGTTGGCATAGCAAAAGGTTTCTATTGGCACGAAAAAACTTGTGAATGTGGGTTGTTTCAATTCTAAAATAATTTAACAAAGTTAGACAGACGTTGGTTCTGTCTAGCCTTGTTCAATTATGAACAGTAACCAAACTTAGGAGTTTTATTATGAATAAAAAAATAAACAAATTGAAAAGAGAATTTGACGACATGCTTTTTGAAATAATCAAGGCAAGAACATTAAATTACTCAGATGAGTTGAATAGTCTTATTAAGCAAATAAGTCCACAGATTGAAAACATTAACAATCTATTAAATTATCCAGATAACCCAAATTTAAAGGAGATATAATATGAACAGAAAATTACAAGAAGATTATGAGTATCATCAAAATGCTAAATGGGATTATATCCAAGAGTTAAAAGATGAACACCATGACCCATTTGCAGATTGTGAAGACGAACAGTTTGACCAAGAATTGATCGAGCAATTAAAAAAAGATGGCGAACTTGATGGAAGTATTGACGATTTTTTAAATAGCAATGAGGAGTATTAATATCAAATTAACTACTTAGAGCAGTTACTAACTGCTCTTGCTAGTTCATTTGAACTGTAACCCATAGGAGCATTAACATGGAAAAACCAACAATAAAAATAGCAGTAAAATCTGCTTATGGTAAACAACATTTTTACCCAAATTGTGAACTGTCTAAAAAGTTTAGTCAGTTGACAGAGACGAAGACATTAACACCAGAGAAATTAAAAATAATTTCAACTATGGTTAATGTAGAATTAGTACACCCAACAATATCATTTGACATATAGGAGTTTTATTTATGAGTGATAAAAAAATTGTGGCATCAATGTCCCAGACAAACATTGAAAGATTAACTAAAACTGAAAGTGATTTTCAGAAGTTAAAAAATAACAGAGCAGAAGATTATCAATCTATCCAAGAAAAAAAGCTTGATCAGTATGCTACTGTAATTTCACATTTAAAGCCTATCTATGATCAGCAAAAAACTGCAAGTAATAACCTACCTAGAGATGTTGGAATAGCAGTTAGAGAAGACTTAATGAATGACGTAGGACAGAGTAAAGCGAATAGTAAGGTCTTATACGAAAGATCTGTATTATTCTTGGCTAAATTTACTGCTGAAGTTCCTACCCAAGCAACACCAGATGCAGTTTTAAATGTGTTCTCTAACATGGAAATTAAAAGTCAAAACGATCTTAAAAAGAAAGTTGTTAAAGAACAAGATCAAGATTTAGCTGAACAAATATCTAGAAAGTTATTTGGTAAAGTCAAAACCCAGAAGACCAAGGATAAAGATGATAATATTGTAGAGGAAAAAGTTTATATTCCTACAGACTTAACATCTGCTGAGGTGCAAGCTATATGGGAAGTTCTTGAAGATAAGAGAAGAGAAAGACAAGAACATGACAAAGCAAGTGCTAAGGCACAAAAGAAAATATCAGAAGATAACGATATTATAGCCAAGCTAGATAAAGCATTGGCTAGTTAACAAATGCACAAATTAGGGCAGTTCATAACTGCCCTTGCTTGTTTATTTGTAACTTAAAATAGGAGAAAATATATGATTAATAAACATAAAAAAATAATTGATTTTGCCAAAGGTAAAATCGTTAGTGGTACATTCACTAAGCTTGATGGAACTTCAAGAGATTTCTGGGGAGTTTTCAAGCATGAAGATCGAGACAAGGAAAACCTTGTAACTGTTTTTGACTATCGTAAAAAGCAGTATAGAAGATTTAGGTTAGACGTTGGTAACGTAACCTTAAAAATAGCAAACTTAACTTTTAACATTAACAATCAATAGGAGTATTTAATGAGATTAAGAACTGCAAAAAAAATAATAATCAAGTCTATCCAAAATACAAAAGATAGATCAAATGGACAAATGCCTATATGCCCTTTTTTATTGGGTAGCATGGGTATTGGTAAATCTTACCTTGTTAGAGAAGTGGCAAAAGATTTAAACATGTTTGTCGTAGAAATTAATCTAGCACAATATGAGCCAACTGATATTGGGGGCATGCAAATGCCAGATGGGGACAGTATGAAGACATTAAAGCCTAAATGGTTACTGTCTAAAGAAGAGCATCAAGCTATATTAGATGAGGGTTATGTTGGAGTTATTTATTTCTTTGATGAATTACCCCAAGCACCAATATTAAACCAGAATATTTTTGCTCAGATTTGTAACGAGTATAGAGTTGGGGATTTTGAATTGCCTTTATCCTCTGTGGTGGTGTGTGCTGGCAATAGAATGTCAGATAGATCTGGAACAAATCAGATGCCAATGCATTTGAAAGATAGACTTACAACTATTGAGATTGAGCCTAACCTTGAAGACTTTGCAAGC